CTATGTTGATGGCTTAGAACTTCTTGGCTTAAAGATTGAAGAGCGTTCAGAACCTTGGGAAGGTGCTTGCGGTGTTTACCACCCAGTCTTAGCCGAAGCCGTCATTAAATTCCAATCTGAAACCATCATGGAAACCTTTCCAGCAGCTGGTCCAGTCAAAGGCGAGATAGTTGGTAAAGAAACATCAGAGAAAAAAGATGCAATGGAGCGTGTTGTAGAAGACATGAACCACGAATTAACTGACGTAATGCAAGAGTTTCGCCCTGAACATGAGCGTATGCTCTGGGGTGTAGGACTTTCAGGTAACGGCTTTAAAAAGGTTTATGTAGATCCAAGCCTAGATCGTCAAGTCTCTATGTATATTCCTGCTGAAGATCTGGTTGTGCCTTACGGTGCTTCTAGTCTTGAATCCGCAGAACGCATTACCCATGTGATGCGTAAGACAGAAAATGAACTCAAACGCCTACAGTATGAAGGGTTCTATCGTGATTTAAATCTAGGATCGCCAGATAACGTCTTAGATGAAATTGAAAAGAAAATTGCAGAAAAATTAGGCTTTAGGGCATCTACTGATGACCGTTTTAAAGTCCTTGAAATGCACTGCCACCTTGATTTAGAAGGTTTTGAGCACACAGATAAGCATGGCGAACCAACAGGCATTGCTCTTCCTTATGTTGTAACCATTGAAAAATCAAACGGACAGGTGTTAGCAATCCGTAGAAACTGGGATCCAGATGACAAAACACACCAAAAACGCCAGCATTTTGTACATTATGGCTATATCCCTGGCTTCGGCTTTTATCATTTCGGGCTTATTCATCTTATTGGAGCTTTTGCTAAATCGGGCACTTCCATTCTTCGTCAGCTGGTTGATGCAGGGTCATTGTCCAATCTTCCTGGAGGCTTTAAGACTCGTGGGTTGCGTGTCAAAGGTGACGATACCCCGATAGCTCCAGGTGAGTTCCGTGACGTAGATGTTCCAAGTGGTGCGATGAAAGACAACATCATGCCATTGCCATACAAAGAGCCAAGCCAGACTTTAATGACGTTGCTCAATCAAATCGTAGAAGAAGGTAGACGTTTTGCTTCTTCTGGCGATTTAAAAGCATCGGACATGAGCAGCCAAGCTCCAGTGGGTACGACTTTAGCAATTTTAGAACGCACACTTAAAGTCATGTCTGCGATTCAAGCTCGTATTCATTACTCCATGAAGCAAGAATTTAAGCTGCTCAAAAAAATTATTGCTGACTACGCCCCAGAAGATTACAGTTACCAGCCTACCAGCGGTAATCGTACAGCCCGTAAATCTGACTACGATATGGTCAATATCATTCCCGTATCAGATCCAAACGCAGCAACCATGAGCCAAAAAGTAGTGCAGTATCAAGCTGCCCTACAGTTATCTCAGACGGCTCCCCAGCTTTATAACCTTCCTTACTTACATCGCCAAATGTTAGAAGTGATTGGCATTAAGAACCTAGAGAAATTGGTTCCATTGCCAGAGGACATGAAGCCTACAGATCCAGTAACGGAAAACGTCAACGCCTTAAAGAACAAACCATTAAAAGCCTTCATTGGTCAAGACCATCAAGCCCATATTCAGATTCATATGGCTGCTATGAATGATCCAAAGATCAAACAAACTATTGGTCAAAACCCACAAGCTCCAATGATGATTCAAGCGATGCAAGCTCACATTACTGAACACGTTGGTCTTGAATATATGCGACAAATGCAGATGCAAATGGGCATTAACATTCCGTATTCTGATGACGATGATCCAGATGTTCATATGACTCCAGAACAAGAAATGCAAATTGCTCGTCTGGCTGTCCCAGCTGCTCAAAATCTATTGCAACAAAACCAAACTGCGGTGGCTGCACAACAGGCACAGCAAGCTGCTCAAGATCCTATTGTTCAGATGCAGATGAAAGAATTACAGCTTAAAGCACAGGAAATCGACATTAAGCAGAAGAAACTGGCTATGGATGCAGCTGGTAAAGCTGATCAAATTGAAATTGAAAAGATGCGTATTGCAGCGCAAAAAGAAATTGCTGGTATGCAAGTTGGAGCAAAAACTGCTTCTGATAAAGCCAACCTTGCTGCTAAACAAGAATTAGAAGGAATGAAATTAGGTCATCAAATAGGAAGTAATAAAGCCCAGATGAATCAACAACGCCAGTCAGAGAAGCTCAAAATCTTAGCTGACATGGCAAAAACCCAGGCTCAAAAAACCAAAAAGGAAATTGAATGAAGGAAAAAATACTAGATCATCTCCTCAAACAGGTAGATGTGAGAGTAAGGGACTTGGAAGAGTCCCTTGGTACTGGTGTAGCCAAAGACTACGCTGACTACCAAAAGACTTGCGGACAGATAACGGGTCTTCTGTCTGTAAGGATGTACATTTCAGACCTTAAAAAGAACTTGGAGAATTTTGATGAGTGAAATACTAATCGGCTCAAACCCCGATGATGTGAGTAACGTAACGACTTTGCCTCAAACAGGTGAAGAAAAAGCAAGACAATTACCCATGCCACAAGGCTATCGTATGCTTGTTGGTATTCCTGATGCTGAAAAAGAACACGCTGGTGGAATCCTCAAAGCGGATGCCACACTGCAAATGGAAGAAGTGCTTTCCACCGTCTTTTTTGTTATCAAAATGGGACCTGATTGCTACAAAGATGAAAAAAGGTTTCCTACTGGTCCTTGGTGCCAAGAAGGTGACTTTATTCTTGCCAGACCAAACACTGGCACACGCCTAAAGATTCATGGTCGTGAGTTCCGATTAATTAATGACGATTCTGTCGAGGCTGTAGTTGAAGATCCTCGTGGAATTACTCGTGTTTAAGGAGAAAAAACATGGCTGAATTTGAAAAACAAGACTTTTCTTTTTTGGAAAGTGATGATGCAACCCCACCAGAGGTTGAATTAGAGATTGTTGACGATACCCCAGAAGAAGATCGTATTAATGCAGCACCGCTTCCTAAAGAAATCGTTGAAGAAATCGACAATGATGACTTAGAAGCCTATTCTAAAGAGGCAAAACAACGCCTTTTGCAGATGAAAAAGCTAATTAACGATGAACGCAGGGCTAAAGAAGCTATCCAGCGTGAAAACGAAGAAGCTGTTCGGGTTGCTAACACCATTTTTGAAGAAAACAAACGGCTTAAAGGTCGACTTTCTGATGGCGAAAAGGTGTATGTATCAACAGCTAAAGAAAAAATTGCCTCTGATCTTGATCAAGCAAGACGTGCATACAAAGAGGCTTATGACTCTGGCGATGCAGAGCGTTTAGTAGAAGCTCAAGAGCGTTTAACTGAAATTAAATTTAAAGCTCGAGAGATGGATCGTTATATTCCACAATATGACGAAAATACTTTACAATCTTCTGAAGTTGATGTACAAATACCTCAACAGCAGCGCCAACCAACACGACTGGACTCAAAAACCCAATCGTGGCTTGACAAAAACAAATGGTACGGCACTGACGATGACATGAGTTTTCTCGCTATGGGAATCCATAAGCGGCTGGAACGTGAGGGAGTCCCGACAGGCTCCGATCATTACTGGAACGCTATAGATACCGAAATGAGAAGACGCTTCCCAGAGAAATTTGGGGAAGAAGCAGGAACCAAATCTCCTGCTACAACTCGTAAAAGCACGGTGGTTGCTCCAGCAACGAGGTCAACGTCTTCAAAAAAGATCACATTAAACACCCGTCAAATGGAACTGGCTAAGAAATTCAAAATTACGCCAGAGCAATATTACAACGAACTAGTTAAAACGGAGTCCCAAAATGGCTAATAACAATCGTACCCCCCGTGAAATTGAAACAAGACAACAAGAGGCTCGCCCTATGGCGTGGAAACCCCCTGAGTTGTTACCTGAACCAGACAAGCAAGCAGGTTATGCTTATCGCTGGGTTAGGGTTTCGATGCTTAACAACGCTGACCCTCGCAACTTATCTTCCAAACTAAGAGAAGGCTGGGAAGCAGTCAGAGCTGAAGAGCAACCGAAATATGGAATGTTGACCGATCCAGATAGTCGATACAAAGACAATATCGAAATCGGTGGTTTACTGTTATGCAAAATTCCTGAGGAATTTGTGAAGGCAAGGATGGATTATGAGAACAACCAAACCCAAGCAAATGCAGAAGCAGTAGACAATAGTTTTTTACGGCAAAGCGATTCTCGTATGCCTCTGTTCCAAGAACGGAAGTCTACAGTGTCCTTTGGTAAAGGTTCTTAACTTATTAGGAGATTTATATGGCTTATCCTACAGTAGCAGCCCCTTACGGGCTAAAGCCAGTTAACCTTATTGGTGGTCGTGTATTTGCGGGTTCTACCCGTATGTTCCCTATCACCAACGGTTACAGTACTAGCTTGTTCAACGGTGACGTTGTAGCAATTGGTACTGGTGCAAACATTGGTAACTTAGTATCTTCAACATTGGCATACAATGCTTCTTCTGCTGTTAACGGCACAATTGGCGTGTTTGTTGGTTGCGAGTATTCAACAACTGGTGGTCCAATCTACGGTAAAAATCGTTATCAGTTCTGGCAAGCTTCTACAACAGCTCCAGATGCTATTGGTTATGTTGTTGATGATCCTCAAGCTGTTTTCCAAGCAGTTTGTTTGTCTAACCCAGCTGGTACTGGTGGTTCTACAACCATTCAATACCTAAACCCAGCTTTCGTTGGTTCTAATGCTTATTACATTGGTGCTGCTGCTGGTAACACTGGTTCGACAACTACTGGCGATTCATCTGCTGGTATTGCAATCTCTGCTGCTGCCACAAGCACATCAGCGATTACACCTTTGACTACATCGGCTCCATTCCGTATCGTAGGCGTTGTACCTGCTACAGCTGTTACAGTGACCCAAAATGCTACATCTTCTAGCACAACGATCACTTTATCTGCTGCTAACACTGCAATCCTCCCAGGTATGGTTATTTCTGGTCCTGGCATCACTGCTGGCTCCAATACCTATGTAACAACTGTAAACGGCACAACTGTAACTATCAACACAGCTGTAACAACAGCTCAGTCGACAAATGCACAGTTTTCTTTCACTGGCTACCCAGAAGCATTAGTAACTTGGAACTTCGGTTACCACAGCTACTTCAATGCCACTGGTGTTTAATTAAGGAGCATTTAAATGGCTATTTCTCGTGCACAACTACTAAAAGAGCTATTACCTGGATTAAACGCCCTGTTTGGTCTTGAGTATGCTCGTTACGGTGAAGAACACAAAGAGATCTATGAAATCGAGACCTCTGAGCGTTCTTTTGAAGAAGAAACAAAACTGTCAG